GAAGTACCGAATAGTCTTACTACATCAGCAACAACAGCAGACGAATCTCCGTTGTTAGCACCAGTGTCCAATAGGTTTGCGTTATACATAGCAGCAATCTCACCAGCAGAGGAAACAATCTTCATTAGAGAAGTGTAGTTTCTCTCGATGTTTGTTGCTGTTCCATCATCGTATCTCTCAAGAGGCATTACTAGCATCTTGCTCTGTGTCTCTGCGTGTAGTTTACCCATGTCCTCACGAACAATTGCTCTGATGTCACCGACACCATCATCAATTGCAGCAAGTTCCATACCAAGTTCTGAGAACTCAAACAAGTGAGCAACAGTCTTTGGGCTGATGTATAGTTTCTCATACTGAGGAGCGATTGCTGGAATATCGTTTCCAGTTCCTAGTGTTGCGTTTTCACCAACACCACCAATCTTGTCTGCCCTTGGGGTATCTGAACCTTCATTACCAGTTCCAATACCGAATGCAGAACCTGAACCACCTTGCGCTCTGTTCTTGAGGACTCTCCATCCACTGGATGTGTATGGCCTCTTTGCCAGCATAGCAAGAGGGTTTACCTCTTGGTTTAGCATTGACCATACTTTCTGTCCGTAAAGAACGTTGTATAGGTCTCCTAACCCACTAGCGGCAGAAAACGGGTTGCTTGCTGCATCGTGGGGCGTTCCGAAACCACCGACAACACCAGCAGCCTTCAACAGAGCATTGCCCTGTGCGCCAGCGTATCCGTAGGTGGCTGCTTCTAAGTCTTTTACTGTGTTAATGTATCCACTCATTTTAGTTCACCTTCCTTGCGAGGTTGTGTATGTCTCCCCATGACATCTCAGCCAATGCGTCAGCAGTGGTTGGGAATCCTTCGGGTAGAGAGAAAGCCACTTCTGTTGCTTTCCTAATCTCATCGTCTTTTGCGGTAAGAGACTTGCGTAGTTCTGCAAACTCTTCTTTGAGTGCGGCTACTTCTGCGGAAGCATCGTAGTCTGCTCTCTCTGCGGCTGCTTTCTTAACCTCAAGTTCAGCAGCGAATCTCTCAGCGAATTGCTTCGATAGATTATCGTAAGCCATTGCCTCTAGTTGCTCTGCTTTGTATGCTTCGTATGCTTTCTCAACATTCTCAGCACTTAGGTCAAGGGTAGTAAAGTCAGTTCCTTCTAGACCTTTTGATACAGAAAGTGCAGCAGGTGCAGCCTTTGGCTTACCGCCACTTACTACTTCTTCTCCTGCTTCGTAGTCTCTTGTTGAATCCTCATCAAGAGCCTTCTCTTCCATATCATCCATAGACTCTACTTCCATAGTTTCTACCTCTTCTTCTTCTTTCATCGTTTCATCTTCTTTGTCGTACATCTTCATGTCTTCTTCTTCCTTAGTTATCGAGTCTGTGCCAGTCACTTCTCGGACTTGTGTTAGCAAGCCGTTAAGTTCTTCCAACGCTTTCTCTAATTTTTCCGTCATTTCTTTACCTCCTTTCGCTTTCAAAATGTCGAATTTCGCTTCAGGGTTTATTCCTTTTTCACATATAGTAACTTCATGCAACTCTAAGTTGTCAATCTCGTTGTATTCCCCGTATTCCTCCGATTTCCTTTCTCTCTTTGATATCGCCTGTCCACCGATACTAAAGGAACGTAGTGTGCCTTTTCTGATTCCTCTGTTGATTTCTTTTGCCTTTTCTATGTCATCTCTCATTTTGATAACTACATAGAATCCGACACCATCTACACCTGTTTTGTGTAATGTACCATTGGAATCACGGTATTGCTCTATCACCTCTCCTACCTGAACGTTGGAATGATTTGACATGACATTTCGATAAGACTTCTCACTCATGAAATCTTTAACTGCTTTTTCTAGTGCTTCTAGTGTAATCAAGTCATTTTGCTTATCTACTATCTCGATGGATGCATATCCTCCGATTACTAGATTATCTGACTTGAGAATGGTAAAATCACTAGCACTCTCCTGTCTAATCAATACCTCCTGTTCAGCAAACACTCACCGTACCTAAACTTCTTACTATATGAAGTAGGTGGTTATTCAGGTAGTTCTAAATTACTAAACTTGTCTTTGGTAATATCGATGATACCTTCATCAGAAGAGTCATCTAACATCTCTTGTTTCTTACCTGTGAATACTATCCAAGACTTCTTTTCATCTAATGGAACAACCCTAAAGTGTATTCGAGTTTGGAACTTGTCTCCTTCCATTCTATACTCATGATATCCATCTCTCTGTACGCCAAAGATAAGTTCACCACTATCTATTACTTTCGTACTATCTACTTTCTCTGAAACCATTGCAGGGAACTTACCTGACTTACCAAACAAATCAAAGATGTCTTCAGGCTTATCTAAGTCAATCAACCAAGCCATCTTGTCCTTCTCTGTCATGATGATGAAGTCTAAGTTACCATCGTCACGCTGACGAATCTCAAACTCTCCTGTTAGTTCTGCATCCTCATCCTTCTCTATGTTCTCAGGAGAGACATCAAACTTGTTTGGTGAAAGGAAGACAAAGGCATCTTGGTTCTTCATCCATGCCAATAGTTTCTGTGGTTTGCCTTCAAAGATTTCATCATAGGCATCCCCTTCTGTGAGCCTTAACTTCTCTTCTAGGTCATCAAACTCCATAGCCTTTTGATTCTCGTCTATGATTTTTCTAATAGCAACCCTAAGTTTCGTTTTCCTAGATTTCATTAGTTTCTCTAGTTGTCCCTTCCACTCATCCATATTGTAGAGAGCATTCTTTTGCATGAGTGAATCTCCATCGAAACCATATATTGTGAATCCATCTAAATCATGCTTGCAGATTATTCCTGCTTCACCATGAACGTAATCAGTTACAATGTACTTCTTGATTTTCTTCTTATTCTTCTGTTCTCTCTGTAACTCTGCTATGACTGTAAGGGGATTAGCCAAATCAGAAGGTTTGATGAATGGATTCTTTGGTATTAACGCCTTTTTGGTTTTAGTTGCTAATTGCTCTAGGGTCTCTAGTTTGTCGGACTCATCTACTTCCGGCAACTCTATCACCTTAGCAGAATAGAGACTGAACCCCTTGCCTTTCTTATTCACTTCATCGACCTTGACTCGAATTATATCTCCAACTTCAACCTCTACCTTTGTGTTCAAAGCCTTACCAACAGGGAGGTAGTTCTTATCGTCAAGTTCTACGGTTTTCATCTCTCTCGTTTGTTCAGCAGTCAATGGTCCTATTCCCATTGTGTAGGAATGTAGGCCACTCTTTGTTTTCTTCACTTCTAGAACAATCACATCCAAGTCTACGAACTTCTTCCACTTAATCCACTTCGGATTCTTCTTCTTACCCATGTAGTAAGTTGATTCTATATCCTTGATTACAACACCTTCTGATGTTGGCATCTCCATTATCTTCTCCGCATACTCTCCTACTTCTTCCATAGAGTCAGCAATTCTAGTATCCTTCTTTGATGGGAAGGCCAGTTCTTCGGAGGAATGCTGTGAGTATTGGTAGAACATGACATTGATTCTCTCTCTTAGAGGCTCATCCATCATGTCCTTTCCTTCGTGCTTCATTACATCAAAGACATGCGCTCGTAGTTTGGTATCTTCGATTTTCTTTTTGAATATGTGAGTGATTACACTTGCTCGGTGTAAAGCCTCATCCCCTTGAAACAATAGGAGTTCTCCGTCTAGTATACAATCCCCTATTCCTTTCTTACCCATCTTCTCCACTACTTCAGGACATTTATCGGTTATGTCCTGCTTGTTGTAAGAGTATATCTTGACATCACTGCCAGTCTTGTGAATCTGTATTCTCATTCCATCGTACTTCTCTTGAACGACATACTCTCCACTCAATCCCTTTATGTCCTTCATGTCATCTAATTCAAAGATTCGATACATCGGTTTGTTCGGGATGATAAAATCAATGTCTTCCTTTTCCTCTTCGGACTTTGCAATATCAACTTCCTCTAATGCATTCCATTTCTCAGCAGAGTAACTGCTGTTGTATACTTGTTCTAGTAACTCAAAGGCTTCCTTGAATTTTCCTTTCACTCTCTTGGAGTCTTTATCATCGCCATAATGCTCTATGATATACAGAGGTATGTCTTTCTCTTCCAAATCTAATCCCATGAATCCTTGAGTTATCTCATCAGGTTTTAGTTCGACTTCCTCCCATGCTTTCTTAGGTAGTGCATTTGAATGGCTTCTCAATGCATAATGAACAAACGAAGCAAACACTGCTTTGTCTTCTAGTAGGACATCGAGAACCTTATCTCCAAGTTGTTCAGAAAAGGGGTCTGATGCTCCCTTTGACTCGAATCTCATTTTCTTAATGTCTTCATAGATTCTCCTTGCAAGTAGGCTTTCTGCATCGAATACCTTGTCATCGAATAGTTCCTTTTCAGTAACGTATTCCTTGAGTTCCTTTGAAAACTCACCTAGACCATCATACTCTTCACGAATAGATTTGACGGTCTCTTTCCATTTCTTACCGTACTCCTTCGGATTCTCCTTTGCAGATAGATATGCATAACGTACTCTCTCAAAGAAGTCTAGGACTCTTTTTGATAGAGCCTTAGTTTCCTTTTCAAAGGATACGCCTGATGTGGTCATACACCCTCAAAACCTTCTTTCCATTGGTGGCTTATCTGTATCTTGAGATGGCTGTCCACTGGTCGTTAACATAGTTAGTTTTTCCACTTCTTTAGTTAGGTTATTTGTAATCAGAGTTGCTGCCTTTCCAGTTGCTTCCTTTAGAGCCTCTGCAAGTTCACCTATTCGATTTATAGAAGCATTCATTTCTCCACTTGTTATGTCTCTCGTTTCCTGCTCTGCCATTACCTTTAGTAAATCATCCACAGCAGTCAAGATGGACTTCTTCATAGTTCCATCATTGACCTTATCTTCCTTGCCTTCGATATTGCTTAACTGAGGCATCTTCTCCTCAGAAGGATTCTTCTTGGGTTTCTTGACTTTCATCTCTTCTCCCATGACATCCTCATCAAGTTCCAATGTGCCAAGATGCTCTGCCTCTTGTAGAATCTCTTTTGCCTTCAGTATTGCTAGTTCAACCATTTTCTCTTCTTTCGTAACTCTCTCAGGCATTTATCTCACCCCATTTTCTCCGTCATCTTGCGAATCTCATCCCAAGACATTTGACCACCATCAGGAACTTGTGTGTTTCCTATTGACGGTGTTGGAGTCTCACGAACAACGAATCCTGACTTCATCAGTATGTTGTCCTTGTTGTATACCGCTTGCTCTAAGGCATTCACCTTATTCACAAGTTCTTTCATTAGCATTAGCATCTCATTTTCTTCTTCTTTCTTACTCATCTTAATCACCTACGCATTCTCTTTTCTTCATTTAGATTTCTAGTCGCCCTGTCTATCAAACTTGGAGAAATCCTACCAGTAACAGTTTCAGGACTGCCTTTCTTTGAATATGACATGCAAGTTGCTGCTCTTGATAGATTGACTTCGGGAAGTGTGCATTTTCTCATCTCGTTGTATTGGCAATCAGTTGCTTCACAAATAGATATACGACACTCTGCTTCCTTTCTCATTTCAGCAAAATCATCTCCATCGATGTCTCCATCTTTATCTTTGTCAAGTTTCTTCTGACCACCCACTAGTGGCTTCTTTTTGACTATCTCTTCCCAACTCATTTCTTCTCCTCCTTCTCTCCCTTTGGATATGCAACACTTCTGATTTGGTCATACAGCGTTTGATAGTCCTTGCGTAATTCCGCAGCACTTGCGAGTATGTCTAGGTTCTTCTCACGGAAGGATTTCATTTTCTTTGTGAGTGCTTTATCTGATTTTACTAAATCGAGTTCTTCCATCTCTTTGATGACTTCTTCCAACTTCGTCATCTCTTGTCCCATGTATTCTGTTGGTTGTGTAGATTGAAGAAGTTTCTTTATCCTCTTCTTCTGTTTTGGCTCTAGTTTCTCAAGGAATTCTGATGCCTTGAGTATCTCCTGCCATGTCATGTGATTGTCTCCTGTGTATGCTTGGTTAATCTTTCTTTTCATAATCTAGGCTTCTTCTAGTGGTTTTATCGCCATCTTTTATCTCGAATGGGTAGTTTCTTATTGTAACGTTGATGAGTTGTTCCATTTTCTTATACACCTTGTCAATCGCAGGGTCTATCTGATTGTTATTTGCTGTTCTCATACTCCAAACTTGTTCTAGAACTCTTTCTGCTACGTCAAGTAACTTACTTACTTCGTCACCATATACTACATCGAAAAACTCAATGTTGTCATATACCTTGCTTGCTTCGGCAGATTGCTCCTCTACATATTTCCAGTTTATGTCTTCGGCATCCACAGTGCCGTCTGCTTTCTGAACATTTTCCTCTTGCTCATCTTTGATTTTATCTAGCATTAGAATGACTTTTCTAAAGAATTTCAACATTGAATCAGGTGTTCTAGGTATTCTATCCAAATCGATTGCATCTGTTTCTCGCAAGAGACTGTTGAGTTCTCTCAGTTTCTCTTTCGTCATCTGTGGTCCTGCAAGTAAATCTCTAGGCATCTCTGCAACTCTCTCAAGGAAATCCTGCAAGACATCTAATGATTCCTTACCATTGTAGTCTCGTTCTATTAAATTTGCAGTAATATCAAAACCAACTGCTTCGGTATCTCCTGAAACTTCTAGGCCTGTTGGTTTAACAAAGAACACATCTAGGAGTTTAGGGTCTGCTTCTTGATTCACAATGCTCTGATACAAGTCGTTTATTTTCTTAGCACTGGTATTTCTAGGTCTCATATAAGATTGGGTGAACTTTCGTATTAGGTCTTTTATCTCACTAGAAGTAATATCAGGGTTAGTGCTGAATTGCTCTAGTATGGAAGTCCAAAGACTAACAGTTCTAGCCTCTGCTATTCTTTTCCTTTCCTTCATCTCCTGTCGGATTTTCTTATCTCGTTCACTATCTTTTGCTTCACGTTCTTTCTTCCGTTGCCTTCGGTCAACTAGTTCTTGCCCAGTTGCGCCTTCTCGCAATTTACCTGATGCAGTGTATTCAGAGTCTGTTTGGACAGCCCCTTCGTCATCATCCTCTTCCTTTTTGATACGCAAGATGTCCATAAAATCCTGCGCCATCTCAATCATCCCCAAGGATTGTTAGGTGTTTTTGGTCTCTTTCTCTTTGGTAATAGAATTGCATCAGGAACATCTGCTGTGTCAGGTGATTTCTTCTCAACAGTAGTTGTTGGGTCTATGCCACCTACTGAGAAGTCTCTGCTTTGTGTCGCCTCTCTTGCATGATGTGCATGTTGTTCTGCCCTTGCATTCGCTAGTTCTCTTTCTAATTCTCTTACTCCTTTTTTATTCTCGGTCATTGTCTCACCACAGTTTTTTACATGCGAGGCACTTGGGGGTAGTAATTCTACCTTTACATTGGTCACAGTTATGCCTTGCTCTGAAATTCTTTCTTCTAGCAGGGTCTCTATGTGTTCCTCCGCCACGATTCTTACCCTTTCTCTTGTAGTTACCGTAGCCCTTAGCACCAGCATGAATCTTCTTTCCTTCATGGGTTAGCATCATTATCTTCTTGCCTTCTCTGTCCGAAGGATAGACAGTGCCTACTCGCATGTCTTTCTTGTCCTTCTTGACAATGGCAAACCAACTCATCTTACTCAATCCTCGTTGTATCTTTACTTAGATGTCGAAGCGCATTCTCACTTAGTTCATAAAAATGAAACAGTTCTTTGCTTTCTCCTTCCTTGTGTTTCTTTCCTGACATCAGAGTTCCATCGGGATGTTTGTGGGTTTCGCCAGTCCATTGAACAGGTTTCCCATCTTCAAGATAGAAGTGTCTCT